TCAAGACCAAATGTACTGTCATCAGCTATGTTTGCTACCTGCATTTTCGTGTACCCTCGCCCACTTATCGTATGCGCCTGGGAATCCTGGGTCGGTTCCGTCTAACGCAATGTTAGGTGTTGATACAATGAATGATGCTGGTTTATCACATTTTTTGCAAGTAGTTGTTTCAGTTCGGTTCTCTACCGATCTCAACCTTGTTGAAATATGACCTTCCTCACACTTGTACTCGTAGATAGGAATGACTATACCCTCCCAAATTCACCAAACATAAAGGGGTACTCACCTTTCGGCTTTCCCCCTCCACTTAAACTCAGCTTTCAGGTACTACGAATGCTACAGCAGCGTCATTACGAAGCTCTGCAATACCGTAGATGCAATCTGAAGTATACAGATCACCCAGATATTCCTGCTTGTACTGAGTCTGAGAACGTACACCGACCTGCTCTGCGAGACACATAGCGTCTTTGTGCATCAACAGACCAACACGGTCAGAACCCTCAGTAGTAGGACAGTTGCTAGAAACGTATACGTCAACACCGTAGATCATACCGATCTTACCAGTCTTGATTGCGTCACCAGAACCGATGTACTGCTGCTCAGTGAAGCGGTTGATACCCAACAGGTCGTTAGCCGCTACAGGAGGGATAATCAGTGAACGTCCGTCCATAGGAACGTCAGCGTTATCCAGAGTCAGGATCATCTTACGGATACCGGCATCAACGATGTCAGTAGCGTTAGGTGAATCTCCAGTAAATGCAGTGGTACCATCACCACCGATTACAGCGTTCTCGTATGCAGAAGCACCAGAACCACCGACAGTACCACCCTGGAAGCCCTCAGCCAGAGCAAGCAGATCAGTATCTACCTGCTTAGACAGAGCATAACCAGCGTCATCAGTGTAGAACTTACGCATGGAAGAGAGAGACTGAACCTCTGCGATGTCCTCGATCAGCTTTGAATACTCGTAGTGCTTGTCCAAAGAGACATTTACTACAGAGTTAGTGGCAGCAGACAGAGTTACCTGAGAGCCAGCAGCCTTAGCAGAAGCTGAACCACGACTAGGGACAGGAATATGGATGGTGTCACCCTTCTTGCCCTTATGGTTAATGCGAGTTACGAGGTTAGCAGCAACAAGGTTAGACTTGTATGCGCCGATGACCTCATCAGACCATAGCTCTGGAATAAAGTTTCCAGCTACGGTAGTAGTTGTGTTGTTAGTACCCAATGGCATAATAAACTCCTAAATATATCAGTTACTTAACCCTGCCTTCCTGATATGCCTGATAGATTTCATCTGCAAGCGTATCGTACTTGGCAGGGTCGGTTTGTTTCAAACGAATCAAATCAGCCCTACGGTAGATTTTCTTTCCTGCTGTGGATTCGCCAGAGGACTTCGATACACCTTTGCCAGCTTTGAGGCCGTTTTTACGGTTCTCCTCTTTAGCTGCTTCGACCTCCTGAGTCTTGGAAATCATCTTTCGATCCTTCCAATTCGTCAGCAGTTCGTTACCTGCATCAAAGTTATAATTCGCATTCGCCTGTTGGAACAGTTGAACTCGAATCGGACTCTCGCTTACCCACTCCTGAAAACTTCTGTCTTGTACGACATCCATGTAATCAGGATGTGCGCCTGCAAACTTCTGTTGAGAGCTTTGCTGCTGCTGCAACTTGGTCTGCTCACGCATCTGTTGAATTGTCGGATCATTTTCGATTGCCCTTTGTACTGCTGCACTCGGGTCGTCAAAGAAATCCGGCTCTTCAACCTCTACTTGTGGTTCCGGTTTAGCCTGTTGCTGTAACAACGAATCAGCGTATTGCTTGAGGGGCCGAAGCTCACCTAGTTCTGCTCCTTGTTGTTTCATCTTATCCTCTAGGTTTAGATAAGAATTCACAATGTCCTCAGCACTTTTCCCCTCAAAGCGTTCTGGCATCTGAAATGCAGGTTGTTCCTCTTCGGCCTGTACTTCCTCTACCTGTTCAACTTCTTGAGGTTCTGACTGTTGATATTCCTCAGTTTCGGCTACTACACTCTCCACATTCATAAGTTAATTTTCTCCATTTGGCATCCGAAGGATGTTATCCATTGGGTTAATATTTACTCTGGCTCTTCCGAGTTTTCCAGAGTCAGCTTAGTAGACTCTTCTAAATTCAATAACATATTGAGAATACTCAACTGCCCTCGAATATAGAACAAGTCCTTTTCATTGTCAATTGACACAACGCTATCTATAGATTTGGCTAGATTTCCCAGCTCTTCTAATAAGTCGATCCAGCCAGCCTCTACAAAGAGATTGAGCCTATTGTCAAAGAATTCTTTATCGTCCTGCATTTATAGCCTCTTGCCTAGCCTTTGCGTAGTTCAAAGCTGTCTCAGACTGTAAGTGTTGCATTTCAGGAATGTTTCGTGCAGTCTCTACCTTGAGATTTGCGATCTTCGCTGCCTTCTCTTCAACTCTAATCGCTTGCTCCTGGAGATTGAGTTGCTCCTTCGCCATTTCAAGCTCTGGGATTTTGAGGGGCGGTAGTTCTTTAGCCTGTGCGTCCACCATATACTTAGCAGTTTGAGCTTGAGTCTTTTGAACATCAGCGGCCTTTTGATCCAATTCAAGTTTGACACCCTGCATCTGCATTTCAGTGACCATCTGCTGTTGTTGTTGCTGCCCTGGTGATGGTTGCATTTGCTGCATAATAGCCTGAATCATCTGATCTCGATTGGAGAGAGATGAATTCTCGAAGATTCCAAGCAGGATAATCCAGTATGCAGGAGTCCCTTGCTCCATCAGGGAGAGAAGCTGGATCAATTGAGTCTGCTCTAGCTCCTTGGCCATGATGCCCATACTTGATGATGGAATAAACTTGTAGTCAGCTACAGGATACCGTTGAGGGTCGAACTGGATCTTTCTCCATGCAGACTTCTTGATTGCAGGAATCAGGAATCCACCCTGGAAATTCATCAAAGTACGCTTCTGTCGCTTGATTGAAGCGGCTTGAAGCATAGACATACCGGATGCAGTAGCATTTCGAGGATTAGTAGCACCACTTGTCGCCGTATCCATCGAACCAGTACCCATCTGAATCATTCGCTCAAGCTCTGCTGCCTGGGTAAATGTCTGATTATCCATGTTGCCGAAGTTCATTGGCATCAATACGGAGCGTGGATCACCGTTAGTTACTACGCTCTTACCTGGGCGAACCTCTAGCTTGGTTCCCCTGGGTAGTCGTGTGGCATCTACACCCATCATTGGGTGAGTAGTAAGTGCCAACCCATCGATTCTTGCTCTCAGCTCTGCATCGAGAGCCTTTTGAGGATTAAATCCCTTCTCTGCTACGCCTCTTCCCCAGAATTTGTTAGGGACTTGGTCGTGCTGGTAAGCGATGAAGGGTCGATCTTTCATCATAAAGGGATTTTCTACAGCCCTTAGAACAGAATGATCGTTGGCAATCGTTACTACTGCCTCTACAAGCTCGTCAGAGTCGTAATCGAACTCTTGATCTTGAGAGTTATTCAGGAACTTCTTAGGAACCAGCCCCCAGTACTCGACAATCTTTACCTTGTCATCAGCATTGGTGTTATCTGGCTCGTCATCAAACCCGAAATCTGCCTTATCATAAGCTCCGATAGGCTTATCTTCATAGACTCCTTCGTTAATGCTGTTGATGATGGAGAATCGTGGCTTCACTACGATGTGTGCGACACCAAGAGCCTCATCAACTGAGTTTGCAGACGAATCAATGACGAATTGATTTGGATCAACTGCCTCAAAGCCCACCTGAACGACTGTTTCTTCGGTCACTCCACGAACTGAGGTCAGAGTACCTTCTACTGGCATCTCTGCTGGCTTAATCTCTACGGTTTCTTCGGTAATGATCTTGCCAATACCTGTTCCGTAGATAGCGCCGTTGAGGAGAATCTCGTTGATGGCCTCAATCGCCCCTGCTGACTCCAAATCCTCTTTGAGTCGGGTACGAACAAGCCCTGCATCTTGTGGATTCTCATCTAAAACATCATCACGGAGGTCAAACCAGTTGTCATTTCCGAATGTTGCCTCGGATAACTCAGCTACAGCAGCCTCAATAGCCTGTTGGAGTGCTGGAGCAACGATCTTTGACCGCTCTGAATCCCTAGTCTTGTCCTCACTCGACCAAATACCACGCCATAGACGGTAATATTCGTTCCATTTCTCCTCATAGTTCTGTTTTCTATGAGCTTCCCAATCGTCAACACGGGTAGTTACCCATGAAGCAAGTTGGGCTTGAGGGTCTGTATAGACTAATTCATCATTCATAATTGAGTCCTTGCAAGATCAATAAGCGAATAGTCGCCCTAAATCACTGAATTGTCAACTTTAGTAGCCAGCATACTCATCTGAATACTCGTAGTCCTCCAATTCGATACTGCTTGCAAAATCAGCAATAGATACCTGATCGATATACGCTAAAGCATCAATCAGATCGTCATGGACACCTTTTGCTGGAAAATCAAGGAGTTGCGTAACGAAATCATGGTTCCAATCAGCTTTATTCAACGTGATCTTGCCATGCTCTAGCCTACCCTGTAATGCCCAAGTAATTCGCTCGGTCTTTTTCTTACCTCCATGAGTGACTGTGGTGATGTTTATCCATCTACCCTTAGACCTCATTTCATCCTCAAGGTACGGCATGATGGCATTCTTCAAAGAACCTTTCTCGATGCCAACCGTTGTAGCCTGAACGTCGATAGCCGCTGAGAGGATTCGTGCTGCTGTCTCCTTGATCGACCACCTGCCGTGATAAATATCCTTTACGAACCACTCATCCGCATTAATTTTAACTATGGCAATAGCTGTTTCATCGAGTTTTTGCTTCGTTCTGGATGCGTCATTCCCTACTGCCTCAAAACCAGCAGGGTCAACTGCGATAACGTAACTTCCTTGTGTTGGCTCCTCTCCATACTGAATCCAGTCCTCTTTGAAGATTCCTCCGCTGAATGTTTGGAAGCTGGCCTCGAACTCCTGCCTGAAAGCCGTTGTGGACATGGATTCCTTGGCGTGTTTGATCTCCCTTGGATCAATCAGCGGGTTGTCTGTCGAGTTAAACTGGAAAGCCTCCCAATCCTCTAAGTCCTGAGCGTCTTGCCATAGCTCGTAAAAGTGATTCTTACCTTCTGGAGTCCCAATAAACAGAGCATCACCCTTAACGTCAGCCAGTGTTGGCCTCAGAATCATCTCCCAAGTAGCAGGCTTCATCGTTGCGTACTCATCCAGCACGATATACCGATAACCTACTCCACGGAGAGAGTCTGGCTTATCAGCACCTTTGAGATGAATCTTGATACCATTGACAAGGGTAATCACCATGTCGGATTCACTGATCTGAGCCGTTACAGAGGATGCAGCATTCTTGATCTCTCCCCACATGATGCTCTTTGCCATGCCCAAAGTAGGCGCAACGTAAAGTACATCCTTATCTTTCGACTCTAAGCCCTTGAGAATTAACGTCCACATGGATAAGTAGGTTTTGCCTCCTCTACGGCCAGCAGCCACAACCTTAAATCGAGACTTAGAATTAAAGACCTCTAACTGCTTCTTGTGGAAATTGACGTTTAACTCAGCCATTTTCTCCCTTTATTACCTTTTTCCTAGCTACTTTCTTCTTAGTAGCTGCTTTCTTCTCGAATTCGCCGCACCAATCAGTCAATTCAACATAAGGCCACACAGCATTACCTCTTTTGTAAGCCGTAGAAGGAGCGTTACGCCGACATCTCGCCATAGATAAGTACCTACAGTCCTTACACTTCATCCATGTTCTCCCGAATCATGCAAATCCAAGCCTCAAACGGCATACTTATCCTGTAACCCTCATCTGCAAGCTCAGGAATATGATATTTCGCAGATAATTCAACTGTAATCGGCTGGTAGTCCAGTTTATACACCAAAACAGGAAGCTCTCCACATTTATCTGCCTGCTCTACGGTCTGTTTCCACCATTGAGGGCTGTATTTCTTGGCTCTCTTGCACTCAATCGCCCAACCTTCAACCCCAACAAGGTCAGTGCCGCCATGAGCAGCCTGTTCCTGCCAGTTTCTAGTGACCTCTACACCTAATTCCTCTCTAAGCGTCCTGGCGATGTCCTGCTCAAACGCTCTACCCTTAGTCCTGCTGTTAATTCTGCCCATTAAATCAATCCGTACTCTTTAAGAAATATGAACAAAAGGACGAAAATAATGCCAGCAGTCCAAGCAATAGCCCCGCCAAGCAAGTGCGCTTTCGCCATCTCATCCAGCTGCTCTCTCCTAACTGGCTTCACCTTTCTCAAGTCCATCATTTCTCTTAAACTCCTCAATCGAATCTCTGGAAATCTCATTCAGCACAACATCGAGAACACTGCCATACGGAATCTCCCATTCTGGCTTCTTGCGCTTGCGTTTCCAGTAAGGCTTAGTCTTTGGCTGATTGCTCATCTCTCTCCACCGCAATACCAAGCGCCACTGACGGCCTGTGTCGCTCGACTCTCTTTGCTTCCACGTTGGTAATTGCGCCATCCTCATCCTTGGTGACGGATATAGAGTAAGTAGGGGCTTTCTCTCCCTCCGCCAATAAGTCAAACTTATGCGACATACCTATATACTCCATTACATCATTCATATAGTGATGCTCAACCCTAACAGGGACAAATTCAAGCATAGACAATACAGCCAGCATCTCCTCTGGATCAATAAGCGCAAAGCTAGGCACCTCAAAAACACCAAGATTTCTATTCATCCTTATCCCTCTCCACTGTAACTTCAAGCGCCGTTGAGGGCATATCAGTCAGAGCTTGAGATTCCTCAGTCACATCTATCACGTCTTGCACCTCATCTGGCAAGTCCTCCAAAGCCCCTACATTAATAGATATGTTGTAGTCAGTCTTGGTCTGACGAACATCCACACTCTTATGAGCAGGAAGTATCCGATCTACCAGCATCTTCAAGCACTGAGTATCACCATCCAAACCCATAGTTATCACCTTCTGCATAATCAAAGGACTCTTGTCCTCCAACATCGACCGAACCATCTCCCTCGGCTTCTTACGAACAGGCAATCTACGATTCTTATGCCCCATAACTATCCCTCACAACCTCACCAAAAGTGACAAGCGCTCCCTCAATACCCCTCAAACGCTCGTACTCAGACCTCTCAACCAAAACATCATCACCAATCTTCTCCAGCATCGACAAAACAACCATTGCGTAAACAGGCACCTTCTCCCAATTGTAAAAGCTGGAAATCTGAGAACCCGTCATCTCACTAAGCATCTCCTTCGTGTAACCATAACGCTTCATCTTAGCCCAATACTGCTTCTTGGTAAGCGGCTTAACCTCTTTTTCCTCTGTATTTTCGTCTATTTCGCTCATTTCCCATACTTTCTCTATGTTTGGTTTTATACTCCCTCGGAAGCACGTCTATCGAAGTCTATATATGGCACTGACAAATGTCAAGGGGGGTAGAAGTTGAAATGATTTGGGTGGGGTATAGCATATTCAATTCGATACCCAAAACACCCCCTCCCCCCCTCATTCTCAGACAAGTACCTAATCCGTAAGTTATTGATATATATGACGTTCCACGTGGAACATGCCAGGAATTGAGGCCGATAGGTGATGAAGGGCGCGGCTCTGACTCCCTGGTATGGTTTTGGATGTCTTCTTACTATCTAATATAGTATGGAGTGTTGGGTTGTTGACGGCTGCTGGTATTCTCTTTTTTTGTTTCCGCGCGTTGATTTTCCTGTACCTGTTTACTCTACTCACTACTATATATGGTGAGAGTAGATACAGTCGGTATTCTCTTTTTCTTTTTCGGCGCGACACCAGATAAATCCATTTGATACCCGATAGAGTATCCCAATGCGGATAGATACATTTATTACTGTACTTGTGTGCAGCTTCGTGTACTATTGCAGCTATGGATCAATTGATCCTACTTTTACTACAACAGGAGAATGTTATGCGTAATGAAATTCAATCCATTAGAAATGCAGTATCGAATTGGACCTCCGACAATGGAGGTTTAACCGACCATGCCACAGATGTTATGCGTTTAGCTGACTACGCAGAAGCTCTCCTTTACACAGGTCAACCTGACTTAGCCGAAACAGAAACCTGGTATCGCTTATCTTATCAAGCAAGCTCAGGTCTTGAATCTGATTTGATGGCACTAATTGCCAGATTTCACAACATGGGTTGAGGTAGAGACTGGCGAGAAGCTACACCTCGCAGCCCTGACAATCCTGAACAAAATCGCATAAATCTATCAGCCCCTTCGGGGGCATCTATTGATAGAGGTGGAAGTAGAGTTGTGCGATGGGTGCGCCATCATAACTGATGTATTCTCCGACTGTGTTATCGGAGAGTGGTGCGCCCCTGATGTAGCAAAAAAAGTCTGGGAAACCCCCCAGGCGTTCGTATGATCCTAGACTAAATGGAGAATGAACAATGAGAATTGCAGATAACAAGATAGCAAGACAATACGACGAATTGCAGAATTCTATCGACTGGAATTTTGCAACCGACGCCCAGCAGATAGAGTGCATGAATAAAATAATAGAGCTATTGAAGGAAGTACCCAACAACACGCCGATATTCGATTTTCGTGCACATAACATGAAAACAGGGGAGTCTATTGTCACAAATGCTATCGACCAACTTGATTACGTTATTACAAGAAGGAACAGGCTTTCAAAGAGGGCGGAACAATGAATCGATACAGCAACACATATGGCAAAAAACTTATAAACGTTATGGCAGAAGGTTTTGAGTATCTGACCGCTGAAATCGACAACATCGAGATGAAAGAGCGGTTGATCCCTACCATACAGAGCCATCTACATTCTCACGCCGAAAGAGAATTAAAGGGTATTGTGCCGCGAGAGATTGTTGATAAGTACGTCAATCTGATTTTTCTAACTTTTCACGCATAACGGAGAATATTAAAAATGACAACATTAAACACTTATACACAA